TCCAAACGTAGGTTTGGATAGAGCATACCAAAAAAGAATTGAAGGAATTGAAAAAACTTTAAAAAATTTACCTAAAAAATTTTCTAATTTAAGAAAAACTAACCGTGGTGCTTATGATAAAAAAGTTGCTACTCTTAATGATAGAATAGTAAAATTACAACAAAGACAAGATAATGATAATATTAAAATGCAAAACCTTAGATTAAAACATGCAACAAAAGGTCAGAAACAAACAATTCAAGATTATAGATCCGGTAAGATGAATAAAAATATATTACCAGATGATTCAGGAGGAGGCTCTGCAGTTTCAACCGCACGTGGTAATAGAATAGGAAAAGCAGC